AAGCAAAGGGAAGGGTTCTCCAGCAGGTAGTAAGAGACCTTATAATCGCAAAGTTCGCACTGGAGCCTGATGATGTTCGTTCAGTTAGCATGGGCGTGTCAGGGGAAGACTTGCTTCTTAGTCCAGCAGCCAGACGGAAGTTACCAATCAGTGTGGAATGCAAGTCCAGAGCAAGCATCTCAGTATATGGACATTATCAACAAGCGAAGGACAACTGTAGAGGATACGAGCCAGTGCTCGTCATCAAGCAAAACAGAGATAAGCCCCTGGTTGTGGTAGACTGTGAATACTTTTTTGAATTATTAAGGAGAGTTAGTAATGACAACGTATAGATTTATTTATGAAGGCCAAGAATTTGATGACAGGTTTGACAGTCCGTTTCCGTCAGAGACAGTGATTGAGTCAAGGCATGACTTTGGTCCTGACCAGCCTTGGCATCCGATCCTGTGGCAGTTCTGCCGCTTCCTTGAGCACGTTGGCTTTGAAGGCGTGCGTAACAAAGTGAAGATTGATGGCGACATCAATGACTGTTTATTCCAGCGTTACTTTGAAGAGAAGCGGTACACTGAAGAAGATATTCAGGAATACTTTGATGCTCTGAATGAGGACACCGAATGAAACTGTTGATGTTAGACATCGAAACAAGCCCCAATACTGCACATATATGGGGTCTTCGTGACCAGTACATCAGTCCTGAGCACTTGCTAGAGTCTTCCTATGTCCTGTGTTGGGCAGCGAAATGGCACGGCAATAAAGAGGTCATGTTCGATTCTGTGTTTCAGACAAAGCAGTCCAAGACTATGCTTCAGCGAATACACGATTTAATTTCTGAGGCCGATGCTGTGTGCCACTATAACGGCACTAGGTTTGATATACCAGTGCTCAATAAAGAGTTCCTGCTGCATCATTTGGCACCGCCTGCACCGTATAAGCAGATTGACTTGCTAAAGGTAATTCGTAAAGAGTTCCGTTTTGCAAGCAATAAGTTAGACCACATTGCACAGCGTCTTGGCCTTGGTCAAAAGACTGCACACGAAGGCTATCAACTATGGGTCAAGTGCATGAACAAAGATCCTGCTGCGTGGAAGGTAATGGAAAAATACAACAAGCAGGATGTTCTGCTATTGGAGAAAGTGTATGATCGTTTGCTACCTTGGATTAAGTCTCACCCTAACCATAACCTCTTCGATGGTCGTGGTTGCCCCAACTGTGGAAGCCATCGATTGCAAAAGCGTGGATTTACCTACACCACCACAGGAACCTTCCAAAGATTCCAGTGTACGGATTGTGGTTCCTGGTCCAAATCCTCCAAAGCAGTGAAGGAGCATTCAAGTATTACATTAGTAACATAGGGGAGAAATAATGTCGTTAACACTGAGGGACGTAATGGAAAGGATGGCTAAACTTGATGAAATAACGCTGCTGGAGGTACTTAATATATCATCAGAAGAGATTATTGAACGGTTTGCTGATAAGATTGAAGATAAGTTTGAAGAATTGGAGATAGACCTAGATGACTAAGATGACACCATATTCAGAGTTCATTGCTAAGAGCCGCTATAGTCGGTTTCTGCCAGAGATGGATCGCCGTGAGCACTGGGAAGAAACAGTAAATAGATACACCACGTTTATCTATAAGCACCTGCAAGAGAAACACGACTACAAAATGTCCGATGAACTCTATCGTGACATCCGTGATGCCATCGTTGGCCTAGAAGTCATGCCATCAATGCGTGCTATCATGACCGCTGGCAAGGCATTGGAGCGTGATAACACTGCTGGCTACAACTGCTCATATCTGCCTATTGATGATCCGAAGGCATTTGATGAGGCTATGTATATCCTGCTCTGCGGCACTGGAGTAGGCTTCTCTGTGGAGCATAAGTATGTCAACCAATTACCTGAAGTCCCAGATCAGTTGTTTGAGTCTGAGACTGTTATTTCTGTTGCCGATAGTAAAGAAGGATGGGCAAAAGCACTACGCCAAGTCATCGCTCTTTTATACTCTGGGGAAGTGGCAAGGTATGACTTATCCAAAATTAGACCTGCAGGAGCCAGACTCAAAACCTTTGGAGGCCGTGCCTCTGGTCCAGGGCCTTTGGATGAACTTTTTAAATTCACTACTGCCAAATTTAGAGCAGCCGCAGGTAGAAAACTTACATCAATCGAATGTCATGATATTCTGTGCAAGATCGGGGAAGTTGTTGTTGTGGGTGGAGTACGGCGATCTGCAATGATTTCCTTGTCGGACCTTGAAGATGATCGGATGAGAGGAGCCAAGAGTGGAGACTGGTGGACACACAACGGACAACGAGCACTTGCTAACAACTCAGCAACTTACATTACTAAACCAGATATTGGACAGTTTCTCGCAGAATGGACAAGCCTTTATAACAGTCACTCTGGAGAGCGAGGGATCTTCTCACGAGCCGCAAGTAAGAGTCAGGCTAAGAAAAACGGAAGACGTGATGGAGATTATGATTTCGGAACAAATCCCTGCTCAGAAATCATACTACGACCCTATCAATTCTGTAACCTTACAGAAGTCGTTGTACGCTCTAGTGACACCGTTGAGTCACTCGCTAAGAAAGTTCGTATAGCAACGATTCTGGGCACATTCCAATCTACGCTGACGCACTTTCCGTATCTGCGGAAGATCTGGCAAAAGAACACTGAAGAAGAGCGCCTCTTAGGTGTTAGCCTAACAGGCATCCTAGATAATCACTGGATGGGAGAAGTTAGTGAAAGCACTGCGGAGAATCTTGAACACTTACGAAAGATCGCTGTGGATACCAATTCTGAGTTTGCAACTGTTCTTGGCATCCCTCAGTCTGCTGCTATCACTTGCGTCAAACCTTCTGGCACTGTGTCTCAACTTGTTGATTCTGCCTCTGGTATTCATGCTCGACATAGCCGCTATTACATACGCCGTGTTCGTGGAGATAAAAAAGATCCTCTCTCGCAGTTTCTAGCGGTTGCTGGTGTGCCTGTCGAAGACTGCGTAATGCGACCAGACAGCACAGTAGTCTTCTCATTTCCGATGAAGGCTCCAGAAGGAGCACGGTTGCGTGACGATCTAACAGCATTGGAGCACCTTGATCTATGGCTGATGTATCAGCGGCACTGGTGTGAGCACAAACCGTCTGTGACGATCTCAGTTAAGGAAGATGAGTGGATGGATGTTGGCGCATGGGTATGGAGACACTTTGATGAAGTCTCTGGCGTGTCTTTCCTGCCTTGGGATGGTGGTTCATACCGTCAAGCACCGTATGAGGAATGCTCTAAAGAGGTCTATGAAGAGTTACTGACTAAAATGCCAGCAAATATCTACTGGGATACTCTGTCAGAGAAGGATGATAATGTCGAAGGCGCACAGACATTGGCGTGCGTTGCTGGTCACTGTGAGATATGAATATGGAAATAGATCTGTATCTTATATCCGGCTGTATGGTTGGTGCCGAATTTGTGCACCTTGATGAATATGATGGCTTTTCTAAAGGCATCGTCATCGATGTATTCGTGGTGCGAATAATGTTTCTTTGGTAGTCTAGGTGCTGTCCTTTTGGGCCTCTTCGGAGGCTCTTTTTTTATGGCTTTAGGTACAGTGCTCTTTCGTCCTTACGGCGCTTTACAAGGCCAGGAAGTTCTTTACCGCCAGCCTTGGTCCACGACATAAAAGCCTCAGCAGCGGCCTCAAAGTCGCCTCTGTTGTGGCACATCCTTATTGTAGAGCGTTGGAGATTGCCGAGACCCACGTTGAAAGAGAAGGAAACAAGTGCATCAAACCTAGACTGAGTAAGACCAGAAGGACATAATCGTAATACTCCTCGCTCAAACGAAGCCAAGTCTGTGGCAAGTATGTCATCGACTTCTGCCATTGAAAGTGTTCTGTCCCATCCGTCTGGGATTGGTAAGTTTTTTCTGTCATTTAGTGGAACCTTTATATGGTTGGGATCGATTACATGGCCTACGCCGATGGTCCACAGCAGAGCAGGACACCTATATCCACGAGTACGGACACCTTCATGATGCTTAATCATGTCGATGCACTCTTTAGAGATTTTCATTTCTTAAACGATTGCGTACCGAACCAGAAGGCGATAACGCTTGAGAAGATGATGGCACTATCCTCATCCCAGAGGATCTGCATAGCCACATCAAAAGGCACACCAGTCTTCCATGCGTAGAAGAAGCCAAAGATGTTCACAAACAGAAGCATACAGAACATACCATAGGTAATGACTGGCCTTACAGAGGCACGCAGATTCGTAACCCACAGCGATGCGTCTTTACCGATGGCGATGTCGTGTGCATACAGTGCTTCTCGTTCCTGCACCGCTGTCTGCATTGCTATCTGATCTGTCCTGATCTCTTCTATGCGAGCCTGTGCTACAAAGCCACGCTCCAGCATCTGCAGTTCACGTTCAGTCTGCATCCGTGCTAGTTCAAGTTCATGAGCCTTATCTGACCTGTCTTGAAAGAACTCAAGGATCTTGGGCATACCGCCCATAAGGAAAGAGATTAGTGTAGATAATAGTGTAATCATTACATCAGCCCCATCATTTTAAAGATTCCGTACACCACCGTTGATGCCACTAGCAGCCATAGCATCTCTCGTCTGGTTTCCATGCGTTTGCGATACATCTCATCAGTTAGTTCTAGGTGTTGTTTACGCATCTGCGTTATCAGTGACTTGACTTCGGACACAGCAGAGAGACCATACTCCTGCTCAATCTGTTTATACATCTCTGATTCTGCGTCACGAATCTGCCTAATGATCTTGTATTCTTCATAGGCATTGACGAACATCATGTCACCACGGCGTTCAATCTGTTGTTGCTTACGCTTCCAGGCAACACGAGCCTTTGCTTCCTCGTCTAAGAAAGCATTTACTTCTTTTGCTGTTTCCTTGATCTCACGGCCTACAGCAACGGCTTCTTTGATGCCTCCTAGCGCAGCCCTAGCGGTTGCGGCTGGATCGGACATTATTGGCCTAGTTCTTTTTCTAGTCTAGTTAGTTCTTCTTGTTCTGCAGCAGACAAACCAGGACCAGCAGTCCCTGCAGTTGGAGTAGGGGGTTGTGTTAAGTCTTCAGGTGTAATTCCTACCTTTTCAAAAGCCTGAGATGCTTTTAAGAAAAGATTCTTACCGATAGGTAATCCAGACTCTTGTGCTTTAATTATACCTAAAGCAGCATTAGTTGCTTCTGGGTTTGTGGCCGCTTTGGCCCAAAAGCGAGGACCAAGAAGAATTGTACCTCCAACCAATGCTGTTTTTACAGGATTATCTGCAGCAAGATTTCTTGCCTCATCACTTAACACTAAAGAACCTAACGACAATAGAGCACCAGTGGCTTGAGCCTGTTGAGCAGCAAAGAATAAAGGAGCACTTGCGCTTGGTTTAACTTCAGACAAACGAGCGGCTTCTAACAAAGTTGTAACTCTTTTTTGTTGTTCTTTTGAAAGCACAGCCTCAAATGTTCTCCGCAGTGTTTCATCATTTTTAATCTTGTCGCCTAGTTTTGCAAAAGAACCTTCTGATTTAAGCAAATTTTCTAAGTAACCACGGCGAACAGACTCTATTGTTTGTTGTACGTTTAAATTTGGTTTTAATGTTTTTGCTCTTGATAAAGCAGCAGTTGCTTCATTCCAAGCAGTTACATTACCATTTTTAAATATATTCTTACCAACAAATTCTGGGTCTACATTAAGAAGTTTAGCAGCAGTATCGTTATAAAGGTCTTGAATACCTTCACGATAGAATTTGGAATAAAATTTATATTGATCTGCTAATGTATTAGCAGTATCGTCTGGTAAACGTCCTTGAAATGGAATAGCAGTGCCAGCAAACTTAGAGCCAGCCTGATCCATTGATTTTTCTATATTTGATACAATTCTTGTTAATTGTGCTACTGTTTTTGAATCAGGTTCTGCTTGATTTCTTTTTAGATCTCTAAGAGTAGTTTTTAATGAAGATGAAATATCATGTGCAGTTACAAAATCAATCTTATTTGGAAGATTAGCAAAACTCTCTAAATAACCACGTTCTTTTGGAGATAAAGTTAATCCTTTTGTTTCTTCACCACGAGCCAATAATGATTGAGCGTCTTTTTTTAGAACAGAAATGTCTACAGGCTCTCTTGCAATTTTTGGAGATGCTTGTAGAGCCTCATAAAAAGGCCTAGTAATGCTTTTTAGAGCATCGTCACCTTCGTTAATGGCTGTTGCAAACTCTTTACCTGTTTGTAAACTATCATAAACTCTTGTAGAAACTTCATCAAGAATTTTATTTTTAGCAGCCATAACAGCCTGCTCTGACTTTTTCTCTGCGGCTTCAAACACAGGCCTACCAGTAAAAGAACCACGAGCAACAGATTCTTTAAATCCTGCCCAAGGATCTTCTGTGGCCTGAAATGGTGTAAGAGTAGCGCCTTCTTGCTGCAATAAACGCTGTGCAGCAGTCGTTGCTTCTACTGGTGCTTCGCCAGGAAAGTATTTAGCAATTTGATCTTTTGCTATTCTATATGTTTTACCAGCAGCAGAGAAAATTAAG